TCAAAGGGGAATGTGGTCGTGCATCGGTCACTCCAAGTGACTACGATTTCATTCGACTGGTTAGATAGTAGGTAAAGCATCTTAAAGGTAAATGTATCATCTTAGCGAATGATACAAATCCATCCTTTTTGCGCCCCAATAATCGATGTTAAATTCCGTTTCGATTGTTTCTTTTAAATTGGCTGCCAAGGTTAATCTCAAATCTTTTTCGTGGATTAAGGTTTTCATATACTTGTGCCAATCTTTACTTCTTGCCTCCCGAACCAATAAGCCATTCAAGCCGTGGTCGATTATGGTGTTATAAGGGTAAACATCGGAAGCAATAATAGCCTTTCCCATTGTGCCAGCTTCGACCAATTTTAACTCTGACTTGCAGCGGTTAAAGGTCGTTTCTCTCAAAGGCGCAAGACATACATCCACAAAGTTATAACCTCCGACATAAGAGTAAATATCCGCAGCTTCTATTCTGCCGTAGTTCTCTTGCTTGCCGTTACTTGTAAATATTCTCTCATACGCTTCGTACATTGGGTTCTCGTTCCAGCCTCCTAAATACAGCCTATACAAGCCGTTTAACGAACGATCGTCTGCAAGGATACCCATACCCGAATCCATCAAGATAATGTCCTCAAAATGCTGTGCGCCACCAAACCAGCCAAACCTAACGAACTCACTCGGTTCGGGTTTAGACTTGTACTGCTCGTAACCCGAAAAGGTGCAATTCGGAATTACTGAAACATTAGGGTTTAGAATAGATACCTTTTCCTTTAAGTAGGCATTGGTGCAAATAACGTGGTCAACTACTCTAATGTGGTCACGGATTATATTGGAAATGTTTTTTTCTCGGTAAAGAGAATACATCGGGTGACCTGATTCCAATACCCAATAATCGTCAAGGTCTAAAATCAAAGTAACTTTGAACTGGTTACACTTATCTCGAAGCCATTTAATTTGTTCGGGTGTTTCGCCCCACATTCTACTGACTAAAACGATGTCCATCTGCTCGAAGGATTCGTCGGAGATTCTAAAGGGGTCAGGTGCTGAATAAAACGTAAGACCTTTGTACGCTGCATCTAAGTGAGCGTGTGGGAGTTCAAGTCGGTAGAGTGCCGAACCCGTACTTTGGATGTTGTGGATTAGTGCTATTTTCATTGTCGTTTAGTAGTAAATGTATAAAGCATAAAAAAGGCGCACCCCTTAGGATGCGCCCGTGCTTGATTAACGACAACGAAGCACTATACGTTAGTAAGCGCAGCGATGATGCTTGCTTGTACGCTAAACATCGGCTGTTCTTCCATTGCGGTAAAGGTAACGTCATAGCCATTACGATCTCCGAAGGCAGTACCGCTTTGACCAGTTCCAGCAGACAACTCCAAGCCGTTACCGCTTCCCAACAGCCAGTTGTTTGCATTGCGGTCTGTTACGATTGCGATTAAACGATTGCGACCCAAAAGGCGCAGTTCGTTGCGAAGGGCAGCAGTCATCTTGTTTAAGATTACCTGAAGGTCTTGCTGATAGAAAATCGTTCCGTTCTCCATTGATGGGGTAACGGTTTCGGTAAATTGCGAGGTTTGCTTGGTTAAATCGTACTTCCAAAACTTGGTAGAACCTGAAGTGGTAATGCCTGAAACGACATTTCCGCTTGTGATTGCTATACCAGTTACGTTAGCAAATTCAATGAAACGAACCTCCTTAATGCCACCGACTGAATCGCGACAGCCTAATGAATAACCAGCGGTTAATGCACAACTCATATTTTTATATTTTAGAGGTTAGTAAAGGGGAGGTGTTACCCTCCCCATTGAATTAGGCTAAGATAAAGTTTACGATTTCAGTTGCGTATGCGAATTGCACACCAGCTTTGAACTCGGCAACCCAACGCACTTCGTCCGCTTCCTTGGCATAAAACAGCTCAAAACGCTCGTCTTCGTTCAACAAATCCGTTCCGAAGAACATATTTGACAAACGCATTGCGAAGATTCGGTTTGTTCCGTTCAAGCCATTTAAAGCTACAACGGTTACGTTAGTACCAGGAAGGACTACTTCACCAGCTGCGTCAACACTTGGGTTGTAATGGAACAAGTTAAGGTTAGTCAAGTTTGCAACCAGCTTGCGATAAGTATCCCAACCACATACAATCTTCACATCTTCCTTGTCAAGGATGTTTGTAGGAATTACGCTGTAAACACCTTGCATAACTGCGAAAGCGTTAGAGTTAGTGATACCCGAAACAGCACCAGTGTTACCAGCGATGGTAGAACCTGAAGCAGCGTTGATCAACTTGATGAAACCATCAAACTTGTTCGTGTTTGCGTTGGTGTTACCTGAAGCTGTATCGCCCTGCCAAATTGCAGTTTCAAGTTGCTCGGCTGTCTTACCAGCCTTCAACTCTGCGTACTGCTGCTCGAAAGGAATAGATGTGTAACGGCTTCCGATAGGAAGCTGTGTCTGCATCCAATATTCCTCAAGTTTCTTAGGGCAGATAGCCTCGTTGATTTTGATGCGACCAACGGTCAAGCTACGGTTGCTAAAGGTAGTTGTACCTGAAGCAGTAAAACCGCAGTTGTCACCGCTTTGGAAAACCGCATCGGTGTCCATAAGGTTAACTGACTTAGAAGATTTGATACCAGTCATTGGTGTCAAAATAGATGCGCTCTTTGCGCTGAACAATGACTTCACGATTAACGGAAGTGACTGCTGCTCGGTGTAAACGGCTAAGTTGCCAAAATTGTATGCCATGATTATTTAGTTTTTAAGTTTTTAAGGATTGATGCTACTTTGTTCATGTTGCTCACTTCGTCTTTTTTGAATTGACCAAACATTACTTTTTCGTTTTTAACGCTCGGCTCTGCTGCGAGTGCTTCGATAAGGGCAAACATTGATTTCTCACGCTCTTGTCCAGCCATCATCTTCTTTTTCAACTCAACAAGTTCGCTCGCCATTTCATCCAGCTTGTCCATGATTTCGCCAACTACTTCGGTTGAAATAGCAGCTACCACTTCGGCTGGTGCTTCGGGTGCAATTGCTTCTACCACGGAAACGATTTCTTCAACCGCTTCTGCTGGTACTTCTTCAGCTTCAACTACCATAGGGGTAATTGATTCGATTACTCCGTTTGCAACAACGATAGTTCCCAATTCTGGAATAACGTGTTCACCGGTAGCATCGAGGGGGTTTCCATCGGCATCTAAAAGAGTTACAGCAGTACCAACTACTGGTTCTCCTTCGATACGCACAGTCAATTCACCGAGCATATAGTCAGCGAATTTCAAAGAGGCTTGCTCAAAGGCCGCTCTTAGTGTTTGCAATTTTTCAAGGATGTTCATTGCTTATAAATATTAAAGTTTAAATTGTTTGCAAAAAAGGTCAATGGCTTTTTCAAGGCGGTGCATCTCGACTTCGATGGCATCTTCTACTTTTTCCATGCCAAACATCCCCTCAACTGAAAAGCCTTTGAACTTACCAGTAGTCACAAAGGCATCCCATACCTCGTTGTTATCAACTTTGTAAGAACCGAACCAGCTGCCATCGGTTACATCCTCGAAGCCTTTCGGTGGGTTGATTCCACGCTCTCGGTCAATGATGTAGCTTTCAAACATAAACACGCCTTCGATTGGCGTTTGGTGATAAGCGTTTACGTTTTGGGTAGCGTTCTGCTTAAAGAACTTCTGCACGATTTTATAAACGGTGTCCTTATCAAAAACAACCATATACTCGCCCATCTTCGAATCGTTTCTATAAATAGGCACATCGGCTAACATCAACGCACCCGATATTACTCGTTTGGCTGATTCTTTGAATCTTTGTTTTTGTGAGAATGCCTGAAAGTTTCTTTCGATTGCTGGCATATCGGTCAGCGCAACGTAATCAACGCCCTCGCTTTCCTCGTCTATTGTCAGTTTGTAAAGGGGTAACTCCATGCCTTAAAATGTAGAATAAGGCTAAGTATGCAAAAACCCCGTACCATCTCGGCACGGGGTCAAACCTAAATTATGAAACGTTCAATTACCAAAGGTAGCAAATCTTTCGGCTGCATCAACCCTTGTTGTTACTCTCCTAATATCCGATTCCACTACTATTACTCTTGTCGTTCCGTTCTGCCCTCCTTGTGGATTCGGTTGTCCAGTTGGGTTTGGGTTGGTTACGTTAGGGGTAAATGCAGCTGGTGGCTGCTGACCGCCTTGTGGCAATCCAGCAGGTCGAACTGCTTGCGGTGCTGCGCTTGAAGATGCAGATTTAAACTCAGTTCTTTTAATAGCAGCAACACGGGCTAAACCAGCTGCAATGGCTGCTGCTGCTGCAATAGGGCCAGCAACAGCACCTATGACTGGGATTTGAGATGCGGACTTAAAAGCAGCTTGTGCAGCGGAGTAGGTATCAATAACCGTTCCTGCAATGGCTGCTACCTTTTGAATCTCAAAAGCCTTCCTTTGCCGTTCCTCATTATCCCCTGCAAATGCTGCGCTAATATCGGCAATAGACTGAAACGAACCTCGGATCATTTCTTTGATGCCGTTTTCAACCGCTTGCTGATCTGCAAGTTTATTAGCGTTGTATTCCTTTTGTTTAGCCTCTTGCTTATCTCTTGCCTCTTGTTCTATTTGTAGTTGAGCAGCAAGTCCGTCTTTGTTTATTTGCAGTTCCTCGGCATTGGTGTCTTTTACTGATTGAATCTTTTTAGCTTGAAGGTCAATGAACTCCATGTTTGCCAACCGCATCCGCTCTC